AACCCTGGTCTGCCTCGCTGCACAGCTTACGCTGCTACGATCAACATCCCACCCTCTAACATGAATAATGCTAGAGATAGCGATAAGAGCATAGCAGATAGACTGCACAGGGAAGGTAAGTGCCGATCCCATAGGTGCGAACTTCCGAAGTATCCTATACTTTGGAGATTTGACGTCAATTTCATTGACGAGCCACCTAGTTCTGACCGCGTGGAAGGCGCGCAATAGGTCTCCATGAGATCTAAATACGCGTTCGACCACGAAGCAGGAGAGACGGTCACTTGCAGACGACAGGTCAACTGTCGCACGCAAGCCGTCCCGGGACGACTTGAGGGCATCCTGTCTTGAAGGTTCTTGATCTGCGAAGCAGATACTCGACCGTAGAACGGAATGCTCAACCATGCGTTCAAGCTCTCGCTTGAGCGCTTGCTGCATCCATTGATGGGCAGTTGGTTCAGGGGCAATTAACCTCGGTCCCTTCTGCGTCTTGGGTACAGCAATGAGGCGAGACGGAGGCTCGTGGTGCCTACCAAGTATGATATCTTGGCGGGTAACGAACCCTTGTCTTCCTCCATCACGCTTGAAGCCTTTGGCTTCACCCGGATATGGTAGGTCACCGTACCTTTGGGTTTCCACATGGGAATCCTGAGCCACGGCGTTATCATAGTCGGGAAGCGTGACGTGGTCCGCTTCCCATGCATTGTAGTTGGCATAGCCATACTCCTGTATAGGGAAGATTTGCTCAAGTTTGTTGGGCCAGTGTGGAAAGAAGTACTTATTGTCCTTCCCCACACGAGCATCAGCAACAGCACCCGGACCATGTTTCGGTCGCAGGCCCTGCCAATTAACAGGGCCAAACTGGCCCCCCACTACCCAGTCGCATACGCGCTGGAGAGTGGCAAGCCAGGTAAGAGCAGAGCGCTGTTGTTCCTCTTTACCAAAGAGTGGCAACAGCTGCTGCCCATCGGTGCTGGGCGTAGGAGGTGCGAGTTCCGCGAACGAAACTCGTGCCCCTGCAGCGTCAGCATCAATATGATCACAGTCCCACTGCAAAGTAGGATTGCGACACTGCTCTTCAACGTCGAAGAATTCCCGTACTGTCGCGAAGACAGCAGATTCCGGGCATTCCTGTCGTAGTTTCTTTGAAGCATAGTAAAGCTCCCGAAGAAACAGTACGGCAGTAGTGTCGACGTTCGACCGAATGATACCATTATCATGGAACACTCTTCTCAGTAGCCCCCGGAATAGTCCTGGAATTACTGAGTCCTTCTTATGGGGTGCCTGACAAGGCAAGCCCGAAGGAATGAGAGTACCAGCGGCCAAGCACTTGTCAAAGTGCTTGCCCATGGCAGGGAGGTCCACGGTGAAGAACCGCGTACCTCGATGCTCCATGCAAGAAGAGAGGCGGGTGTTATCCCGCGTCCATTCTTTGGCATCCTTGGGGAACTCACGCTCGACATCCATCAGGATGGCGAGGTAAAGACCCTCGAGGAAGCTGGCATAGCTTTTCATCTTGTCTCCTTACTAGTTAGGGAACGAGATCTATGCTATGACCAGAACACACTCAGCCTTAGTCAGCAGTCTACTACGACTGCCAACCCACTACTTTGTCCACAAACGAAGCAGAAAGCACGCCGCACAAAGCGGATGCCAAAAGCTCAGCTGCATCGGGATCCGCACCCTTTTGGAGGCGAATCACGGTGTAAGTCTGATAAATCCGTTC